TAGATGATACTACAGGATTATTACAATCAATGTAGAAAGCATTTTGATAACATATCTCATAATAAGAAGATGAGTTAATCTGTGCTATGAAATCTTTTCTCATCATAACAGTAGTATCATTTGAGTTGATAGAAATATCAGAATTATCAATTACACCAATAAATTTACTATATCTAAACTTACCATTAAACTTTTCAGTCTGAGATGTCTTAAGATACTCAACTATTGCAGTAGATGCCTTAGTTGCAATTTCCGTAGGTAGTAATTGTGTCTTTGTACCAGTGTAATATATGTTACTGGTCAATTCTAGATATAGAATAGAGGGATCAACAAATTCTGGTCTAATAGAAGCAACTGTATACTTCTTAAGTTCCTGTGTTAATTCATTTTTAGTAAATGACGAAAGTGTAGTTGTTTCAGTGGGTTTGACAGAAAGAAATACTTTACCATACGCAGGTGGTACTTGGTCTTCACCACCAAATACAATAACATCACTTATTGCAGGATATAAGTTCCGCACAATTGCTTTATAGTCATTACCAGTGACTGCTCTATTTTGGGAGTTGTAAAATTTAGGAGCGTTATACTTGATCTTATCAATAGTTTCTATATTCGCACCACCAGATGCCACTGATGTTGTGTTAATAGATGAGACTGAAAATGGAAGAGTTATGGTAGTGCCATTCTCATCTTCCATAAGACCATTAAATGTAAAGGTCTTTGCACCATTAGTAACATCTCCATTTGTTACAATATAACTCATTAAAACTATATTGTTATTTTCTAATTTTTTTCCTAATACACCATCACCGAAAAATACTTCGTACTTTTCATCTTCTATCTCACTTACAAAATATACTTCATCATTTGCACCAATATCCAATATGTTATTTGCCTGTGTATAATCAGAAAATATACTTGAGTTTGCTGCTTGAAAGACTCTAATTTGTAATGTATTAATGTCAACACCAGCGTTATCAATAATAAATCTCTGACTTTTTAAATTGGTATTTACTGCTGTATTAGTAGTAACTAAAGAACCCTCATATATTGGTACGTCAGTAAATGTTGCTACATTGTTTACTACAGAAACTTTTTTGTTGTCTATTAATACGTAACGATACAGAACACCATCATAGTTAGTTACAAATCCACTACCTGCTTTAAGAGATACTTCCGCAGGTGCACTACCACTAAAAGTCAGTGCCATACTCACAGATGCTTTTGGTGATGTAACAGACTTAGGAGTATACCCTAGTTGTTTTGCAAGAGACACCACATTGTCCCGCAGAGTTGCGGAATCTAAGAACAATTCATTCACTACCATGTTGGTATTGAATGCGGTATAGTAAGTATTGTACGCTAGTACATCTAAAATTTGACTGATTGCGGATCCTTCAAAATCGTAATCAACAAAATCCGTCTGTGCTCTCATATATTCTCTGAGTGCAATCTTGATGTCAGTGAAGTCTAGGTTGTTTAACTGGGTATATGGCATTATCTCGTCCTTGATAGGAAGAAGTCTACTGTGACTGGTGGATTTGACGTACCTACTATAGAATAAGTCATTGTTATTTCAAAACCATTATTTTCAAAATCAGGACGACTTATAATTTCTTGAACACTAATTCTTGGTTCAAATCTACCTATAGTAGTTACAATATTTTGTTTGATTAGGGCACTAGTACCGTAATCTAAAGGTTCAAATAAAAATCTTCGTATATCAGATCCATACTCAGGGTTCATTAATCTCTCACCCTTATTAGTTAGCAGTAAATTAACGATAGCTTGTTTAATAGCAGAAGCATCCTTACTAACAACAACGTCATCAGTTACAGGATGCTTTTTAAACGTAATATTAATATCCTTATAGGAAAGAGTAGTCGCCATTTACCGACAATATACGAAGTCAGTTATATTTAGCGACTTTTAACTTACTTTATAAAATGTGTACCTTAAAAACAACTCTTCGCCCTTCTTAATCTCTCTTATCGTCTTCATATGGTAAATATTATCCACGCACCACTTTATACAATTGGGGTCGTCAGAATGGTTTATAAACCCTCCTATAGGGGTTCTCCATATAATATCATCTATTATAATATGAGACACACCAATATACATCATAGCACCAATATCTTCTTTAGCGAAGATACCTTGACCTGCTATGGGACTATCTTTTATATGTAATTCTTTCGGTAACGCTTGATAAGTCATTTCGGAGTCTTCGCTCGGAGGTCACGCTCCTTTTTACCATGTCTTAGGATGATTATTGATATCGCCCTCTACATGATTATGTTCAATATCATCTATATGAGCATGATCAATGTTTACATGTGCTCCATTCTCCAAAACATCGGCAATTCTTTCTAAAGAATCTGCAATTCTCTTGAGATCAAGAGTATCAGTTCCAAATGATATAGTCATCTGCCCTGACCTCTGTATTTTTTCTTTGCACCATTCCGAGAAGTTGCAGAAAGTTTCGTATTTACTGATTTGCCTTGTCTTGTCTTCTTCGGTTGTGCTGCAACTAAATTGTTAGTGCTGTTATATAATGCCATAATAAGTTTCAACTAATAATAGTATACCATAAAATTCAACCACCTGCAAACACGTTTGGAATACCTGCCGTAATTGAACCACCAATGTCAACAAGATCACCCACTCTCGCAATTGGTATTCCATTTACGAAAACAGTTGCAGACCCTGTGTTAACAACTTGACCAGGATGGTCAATACACGGTGGAAGTAAAGGAGGTGTTTGATTAATAGTATGTACTGCTAAAGGATCACCTTGTCTTAATACACCAAGATTACCGACTATTACATTCGGACTACCACCTAATACAGTAGTTACTGCATCACATCCATGACCTGTGGTACATGCTGCACCTGTAACTGCTACTGATCTTGCCATTGTTCTCTGTCAATCAATCTATTAATATCACTATGTAGTCTATCAAGTGTATCAGATATCTTCTCGTGTTTGTCTGCTTTCGGTGGACGATACATCAATTGCATCTTCTGTAAGGAGTCTAACTTCTTCTCCATCGTGACTAATCTCTCTGACAACTCTTGGAGTTTGTCGTTTAATTTCTGCATTATCAATTGGTTGTCTACTGTCATCATCTTGTCCTGAGAATCTCTTTGCAGCTGCGAATTCAAATTCATCGCAGAACTGATCAAAGTTGTCTAGTATTCTTTCGTAGTAATTCCTTTCGTTTGTCATTTTGGTGGTAATTGTACTTCTGGATAATTCGCTAACGGGTCGTTTGGATCAGGTCCTACAGGATTGTGAGCAAACTCTATTTCATGGTCTAGCATTTTTTTCTCTAGACTTATGAGTCTTTCAACTATTTCTTCTAAGTACTCAGTAATCTTATTTATTTGATGCTCGTGTATGGCGACTGCATAGCGAGGATCTTCCATGAGTTTCTTATGTGTATCTTCAGTCATAATTAATATCTGTTTCTTTTATCTTTTTCTTTTTCTGCAACAGCTGCTCTTTCTTTCATGATAGTTTCATAGAAGAGTCTGTCCCTTTCTTCTCTTTCAATCTTTTCAGCAGGTGTTTCCTTTTTTGTACTAATCTCTATCTTGCTACCTATTTTCTGTAATTGACCTCTATCGGCAAATTCTTGCATTGGGTCAAAGGTAGGGATCTTAGAGGGGTCAAATGGTGGTTCTATGATATCACCATATGCGTCTTTTTCCAATTCGGGTTTTTCAGTCATTTTTTGCCAGGAAAATTTTTTCTATATTATAGCAAATTTTTTTTCATTTTGCAATTATATTTATCGCTCGTTTGGATACTTTTGTAGGTTACAAAGGTTCCACTTTTTTCGCACGGCTCGGGCAACAAAAAAGGGCAACTATAAAATAACTGCCCTGTGGTGTGTGTGGTCTTACATGTAGATCCGAGTTGCTGATGGGATCGGCATCCTTAACACTGCCACGATCTTAAAATGGACAATCCTCTGGGACTGTGTACTCTGGTTGTTCGCCTTGTAACCACTTGTTTCGTTGTTCGTCTTCCCACTTCCTACGCTTGACTCTATACATGAGTTCGTCAAATAAACTGCGGTCTTCATTGAACATAATCATTTCACTCATCTCATCATCAGTAAATTGAAGTTCCTCTCGGAACTCCTCATATACTGTGTCATAAATCCATGTGTTCTCTGGCATTAGTTGTCTGCTCCGTGAAATAGTGGTCGCATGTAGTCCTTGAACTCTTCACATCTGTGACTTGCTAGGACTTGCATTTCTTTTTCGGTGATGACTATGTCATACCCGTCTGCTTTCATCTCATCATAGCATGCTTGAGTGATGCCTTTGTCTGTGATGTCATACTTGTGTAACTGGACGTGCTTGAAAAATGACATTATGCAACCTCCCCTACTAGAGATGGGTTGCCATAAGAACCTTCTACAACACGTGTTCCGTTTAGGGCATACCATACGACCTCTGCATATCCGTAGTCTTCTGATATGCTGTAGCATAGTTCGTCTGCGAACTGACTTGCTAGGACTGGTTCCTTTA